GTCCTCTATCGTTCTGCAAGGTAGATTCGAATGGTATACCTAAACCCTTGTGGGCTTTACGCCCACTCATCAAAGGGGATAGGATACATAAACGAATAGCACTAACTATCGCTCGTTCTTACGAACAAATCCGATTAGAAGTAGACTATTCTTCGTTAGATTCAATCACTGACGAGATGTCTCAGGAAACTGAAACATCCGTTCGGGATTTATCTAAGAAGTTTAGAAAATTTCTAAAGAGATTTACGCTTACGCGTAAGTGGTACTTAGGTGCCTTGACAGATCCAATACAACCTTGGAGTAAAGTGCTTACTTCGCTATCAAAAGGTCCAAATGGACCAGCTGTAGCAAGTTCGCATCTTGACGCCAAAGCCGTACTACAAGATGCAGCTCTAGCCGAATCCATAGAGCGATTGAATCTCGCCTTAGGGCAAGATTGGATCACAACATGGATGAAGCAACAAGCTGATTCGAGTAGTAGCGAAGAAACTAATCTTTTAACTGGCAGATTAGGCTTTTCAGCCGAACCTGCTGGTAAGACTAGAGTATTCGCTATTGGAGATTACTGGAGCCAACTATCATTAAAGCCTATACAGATTTCTCTGTATAAGACACTACAGTCAATAAGTACAGATGCGACAAAAGACCAAGATTATGGATTCACATCCTTAATCAAGGAAAGTTGTGGGCATCCAACCTATTGTTTCGATTTATCATCAGCTTCTGATCGAATCCCTGCACGAATGCAGAGGATAAGACTAGAGTTAATGTCAAATCTAAATGTAGCCGATAGCTGGTTATCAGTAATGACGAAACGGGACTTCTATGTTAAAGCTCTAGGGCGAAGCGTAAGATGGAAGGTAGGACAGCCGTTAGGCTTACTATCTTCATTCCCAAGCTTTGCTCTATGGCACCATGACATCGTTCAATTTGCGGCAAACTGGTCGAATTTTCACAGAGGAAAACCTCTGAGATTCTTCAAGCAGTACCGTATTTTGGGTGATGACATTGTGATATTTAACACAGAAGTGGCACGACGCTACCAATGGTTACTTAATAAGATTGGTCTTACGATCAACCCGACTAAGTCAGTCATTGGAGACTCAGTGAATTCCCAAATAGAGTTTGCCAAAAGGCTTTCTCTACGAGGGAAGGAAATGAGCTCAATCAAACACAATATCTTGTCTAAGAATGATATACACAGTATATTAGACCTAGTCGAGCTATTGGGTAAGAGAGATTTCATTTCAACCGATACAGGCCATCACGGTTTGTCTCGGATCCTGAAGTCAGAGGATCTTCGACGCCTTCAATATATGTTATGGCTAAGACTGTCTTCAGAGCCCACATTGAAATGTGGTAACTCTGACTTGACTGTCACCCGAGAGGATATAATCCAAAGGATTATATCTAAACGGACCGATAACATTATAAAGAAAGCTATGGAGATTCGTCCACTAGATATGGAAACAGAGTTTCCAAAACTAGTACATGGATTCAAATCCATAGGCGTGTCTTGTGATGAGAAGACCTTGGCAGATAGGAGTATAGGAGACCTTTCAGGCTCCCACCCTATTGTGCTTGCTCTAACTCAAACCTCGCGTGAATTACAATTTCTTATGTTCACAGTGTTGGATGACTTAGAGCCAGACACTGTTGCTCCGGTTGAATACTTACCAGTAGTATCTAG